TTTCTGGTCAATAATGCCGAATTGCTCGTCGTCGAACAAACGACGCTCAATCTGCAAACCGCTGGCAAATTCCAACGGAGTCAAACTGGTGTCGTATCCTTGGTAAACATCGTCGTAGGTAACCACGCCACTGAATTGCGGAACATCACCCATTGTTCCAACGGTGCTGAACCGTTCAGTCTGTAGTTTCCCCGGACGCATGTCGTAAAACTTATCAACCATGTCGGGGAGCTGCGAAAAACGTTCGTCCCAAATTTTCTGGAAACGAATGTCTAAAACGTCTGCAAAATTCGAACTTAAAAGAGCCATTTGTTAATCCTTTATTGGTTAAAGGTGCGTGACCCTCTTAGGCCGTCACGCTGGCCCATTAAAATTAGCTGGTGATAACTTTCAAAATATGATCAGCCAACATGAAGCGAACGAATGTGTCAGCACGTCCGTTCAACTCAAGCTGCGTAACCATTACTGCACCACCAGTTCCAGTCGCAATTGAACCATCAGCTTCGGCGATATTTGAAGTCGCTTGAATGTTTCCGTGACCATCAATTGCTGACGCGCCTGTACCAAACACATTGTAGGGAACGAACAAGAATTCGTCACCCACAGCAATGGCGCGGGGGAATGGAACGGTTGTAACAAAATCCGCCGCCGAGTTATGCGTTACAATCGGACGGGCAAGACCAATGTTATTTCCCTTCGTACACCACACCACACCACCAGTCATATCAGACGTACCAACGTCCGCGTCACTAATAGTTGTTCCACCAGCCGACGCAGCGGTGTTAATCAACAGAGTCAAGCTCACTCCAGCAGTTGAGCTACCCGACACACGAGCCTTAAGTTCCAAATCATCACGAGTTGAAACAGTCACAACCTTACCAGCATCCAAACCATAGATCGTTCCCTGTGCACCAATGTTGGCGTCTTCACCAGGATTATCCAAATCGGTTTGGGTGGTTGAGTAGGTAACTGTATCCTTGCCCAATCCAACCGCGTCAGCATAACTTGTAGTTGTACCTGGGCCAACACCAACCGTGTCAGTCACACTAATAATCGGAATACCAACTACAGCAATAGAAGCGCGGACAGGAAAGCGTTTGTAAATTCCTGCACCACCATATAAATGTCCAGCTTCAAACATTTTCGTATTTCCTTTTTTGTAAAAATTGCCACGTGCCTAGAGATTTTGCCTTCAAACGAGCGTTGCGTCGTTGTTCCTGTGGGTCAATGGAAGAGAGTTTGTACAACTCTTCGGGTTGAAAAGCAGTTCCACCACTTAGATTGGCAGTCTCGCCTTTACACCAATCGCACGTTCCATTAACTGTGTAACCATCAGATTTTCCAGTAGCGTCAGGAACAAACACACGCCTGTAGCCAAATTGACGCGGGTTAAACTTAGCTCGGCAAAATGAACAGAGGATAACAACTTTGCGGAGTTCAATCAGGTCTGACAACCAAGCTGCGGGGCCAGCCGCCCTCTTACCACCGTGAAGTGGTTTAACTTCTTGCGCGGCTAACTTGTCTCGCTTGCTAAAACCTTCACCCAACCTTGCATACTTGGGAATAAAAGCGTCCATCATTTGGGTTGTCCTCGCTTTTCGAAATACAACTTAGCTTCCTTCTCGCGTTCCTTCTGAGAAGTACCTGACTTGTCCCAATACTCGATGAAGTGTTTGGGCATTTTACTCATGTCAGCTTTTCCATCGGCAGGTTTTGGCGTAGGAGCGGCACCACCAGCGCCACTCTCGGTATGAAACGGAGTATTTGCGCCAGATGATTTATCCAAACGAATTTTCGCTTTGAAAGTTTCTAATGAACCAAGTGTTTTTTCCAACAGTAGCGCTTCAGTAACAACGTTATCGGGGTAACGATAAATTCCATTCGAGTCAATCAAACGCACGTATTCAGTTTCAAGTGGCTTCCTGCGGCTGTCGTACTTGTCCTTCAACCACGGAGCCACTTCGACGTACTTGTCAATCTGCTCTTGTGCTCTTGCTTGACGGCTAGATTCATCATCCCTCACACGTTCCTGCTTCAACACCCTATCAGCAGTTTGCCTCGCACGATGTTCAGCTAAGTAATCAGCAGCTTCAACAACAGAAATTGTCCCAGCATCAACTGCGGCCTGAAGTTCTTGGGTTGTGTAAACCCGCTGCTTCGACGGCTGCGGTTTAGTCACTTCCTCTAGGGTCTTCAATCGCGCATTAGTGGCTGTTCGTTCCTGTTGCAGTTCAAACACTTCGCCTTCGAGGCGTTTCCGCAACCGATACTCTTTCCTTGCGCGAATGTCCTGTGGAGTGCTTCCCCCTGGTTCGTGGTCGGGGTCGTCGTGGGTTTCTGTGGCAACGGGTTCAACCACTGCCGGTTCCACGACTACTGGTTCGACTACTGATGTCTCAACTGCTCCTGCTTCCGCCATGTTTTCATCCTCCGGTGCTTTGGGGTTGCATCGTACCCGCGCCGAGAAGGGTCGGCGAACCCGCGCTGGTTAGCGTTTTAACAAACCTTTAGAACTTGCATAATTGAATTTCCCTTTTGAACGGCTGGGAATACCAGATGAATCAACTGACCCGTTCTTCGATTGCATTGATCCTGGTGCGTTAGAGGGAAGTCGAAGGGAGTCGTCGTTTCCAGGCCGGAGTGACCGACCTGCGATAGACGAAGACTGTGCCATTGAACCAGGCTGTCTACATGGGTGCGGATGACCATCAACGTTTCCCCCTGAACCCGTTCGGCCACTTGCGCCCCCACCAACTTGATTACCTGGATTTCCTGTGCGTCCTGAACCGTAGGGCATAAAATGCCTCCTTGTCATTGAAAGACTAAATCAATGTTCTAAAACTGTCAAGCCTTCTGTGTTTCTTTGACGATCAACAAGGCTTCTTCAAACGCCTTTTTAATTCCGAGATTGTAACGATAGTCAGGCATTAGCTTCTTAAAAGTGTCCAAATCGCCTTCGAGCATTTTTTGTGCCAACCCGTCACTAGCGTCTTTGGCTTTGACCAACAACCGGTCAAGTTCCTGTGCGTAGGCTTCCCATTTGGGATCAACCAATAACTCACGCAGTTGCTTGTTTAGAAACTCCCGATGAAGTTGTTGTGTTGTTTGCTTGCGCTTTTCATTGGCTTCTAGTTCTTCGCGCCGCGCAGAGTAATCCTCAACTGACATTCCCATTGTGTGCTCCTCTTACTACTAATACTCTAATAACAATAAGCGGTTACTCTGGTTTAACCGCGTAGCCATATCCTCTAAGGGCTTGGTTAATCAGTTCTTGCAAGTCTGATAGCCCAACGTCATCATAGGGAACTTCAACCACGCTTTTCATTGAATACGTAGGCTCAGTAACGGTGCTTTCAATTGTAATCCTCATGGTCCCATCTCCGTAGGCATTTGAGTTTCATTCTCGCTCACCTGGGGGCCAGCACCAGTGTCGGGGTTCATCTCGCTTTCAACCCCACCGGGGCCTTCTTCTTCGCCTCCTTCACCACCATTTTGCTTCTGCGTCTTCTGTGCGGCCATCATCAACTGTTGCATCCGCATCTGTTCTTGAAGGCGCATCATTACAACCTGCATCCAACCCTGTAAAACTTTAACCTGTTCCGGGTTGAAGTAACCAAACTGATCGGACTGCGCGAATTGTTGAAGCTTCTGCAAGTGTTCCTGTGGCTGTTCAAGTGGCCCTGAACCTAAAGCAGGCTGCTCACCGGCTAAAATCATTGACAAAATGTCCTCGGCTGTGTACTTCGGTCCAATAACTTCTCCAGGCGGGCGCGTAAGGTAAGTATCAGGGTCAAGATCACGAGCCTTAATTGCGTCTCTCATTAGTTTGTAAATATGCTCCGGTTGGACCAAGCCCAACTGGATCGCAATTGGACTCACAACCATCATCATTATTTCCTGCAACGACTGAGCAACAATTTGTTTGTTTGAGTTAAGCAGAGTAGCGTTAAACTCGAAGTCAATCTCCGCGTCAATCTTGTCGGGCGTAATAGTCTGGTAAGGCTCCGCTCCTGCATCACTAACACCCAAAACCCGCAGTTCTTTCATCGGCGGCAAGTAACGGCGGTTCAACCGGTGCATCAATTGAAAAATCGCCGCAAAGCCAGTAAACAAGCGTCGAAGGATTTGTTCAGACCTTACGTCGCCTTGCTGCAACAAAGCTGCCGTGGTGCCAGTTGTGCGAAGGGCTGATGCCTTTCCGGTGGGAACACGCCCAAACTGAACGTCCGACTGCATACTTAACCGCTCGGCGTATTGCTGGAGAATTGTCAGGGTGTTGATCGTCCAGCTCATATCCCGGTTCCAGGTAGGGAAGAAAACGTCTTCTTGGGGCCGGTCAAGGGGATAACCGGTGCCTGGTTCCAACTTCATTTCCTCTTGACGCATGCCGGACGAGGGGCGGAAGAAGAAAAACGGGATGTTAGTAATCAACCCCCAGTCAAAGTTCTGATCCATAATACCCTTAATCATGTCCTGCATAGGTTCCAAAATCTCGCTGAGGCTCATAGCATAAAAACGATTTGAGACGGAGAACAAACGAGCTTCGGCAAAAGGCCGCTTTACAGGAATGCCTGGGTATAGCTCGGTCAAGTAACGCGCACGCAACAGAACCCGCGAAGCACGCTCAACCCAAAAAATCACGTTTTCTTCTAAGCCGTCGCCGTCAACGTCCCAACGACCATAAAACTCCACAACCACGCGCTCACCAATATCCTGGTGACTACCCCAGTGAATATCCTGACCCTCTTCTACGTCTTTTGCTTGCTTTGCTTCTTCTGGATCACCCGTGCGCTGCACATCGTTTTGCCAGCTTCCGCTGTTTTCAATCTTCGTTATATCCTCATCTGTTAACAAGTCATACGTTCCGTCTTTCATACCCCGGCGAATGTTATCAACCGTTGTTTTACAAACACGGTTTACATACAGCGCACCGTGCGGGTTCTCAGGCGACGGTGGTTGAAGGTTCGCGGATCGCACTGGAACAACAATGTCTTCCAGGTCGTGAACTTCAATCGCGGGACCATCGTAGGCTCGGACACGCTTAGCAACGTGGGCTTCAATGCGACCGTCTTCAGTGTCATAAAATTCAACCAGTGCTTCTCGTGTCGGTCCTTCGGCTTCTTCCTCGGCTTGGTAGTAAACCTTCCACGAGTAATCGTTCGCACCGACAGCCATAGCATCAAGCATAGTAGGGAAGAACGACTTGAGGGCCGTGTAAATTTGAAAATCAATCGGCACCTGGTCATGTAC